TACCAGTTGATATTCCTGTGTTGTCTACGAATGATGCTGTAGTACCATTACTTTGTAATATTTGTAAATTACTTCCCATAGTAATTCCACCAAAAGCACCATTATTATTAAATTGTAATTGTTTATCTGATCCTCCGGGAGGAGTTGAAAGAGCAATTTCTGTAACATTTGGATTAGAACCATCATCAGCTTTTGCATTTACAATTTTAAAACCTTTATCAGTAGCTGCCCAAGTTACACTTGAACCACTTCCAGTTACATATTTAAACTCAACTGTGTGTGCTCCACTTGTTGCATTTTCTATAAAATAAAAATTTTCTACATCAAGAGGAATAGTTACAGTTATGTTTCCAGTAATTGTACCGGTTAGTTTAATACTTCTTGTAGCTAATGCTGCTCCCGTGTTTCCATCAATAACTGCTAGTGTTGTAGCGCCAGTTCCATTAACTGCTTGTGATATAAAACCACCAGATATTTGTGATATAAGATTTAAGTTAGTGTTAGTTTTATCACCCCATGTTCCCGAGTTTTCACCCGTGACCATTAATTCAACGCCAAGACCTGTATATGCTGATGTCATAAATTTTGTTCTCCTATTGTGTTAATATTTTACTATGTTTAAGCAGCTAGATCAACCTCAGTCCAAGTATTATTTACGTCTAAATCTACCTCTGACCATGGCGTTACCACTACATTTCCTACGCTTGTGCTCATCGAAATACCTGTCACGAATACATTAGCTGTTTGTACTGTAGTTACTGATCCTACTTGAGTATTAGCAATCATAGTAACTAAATCAACTACTGATACTGCATCTACATTTCCTATAGATGTTTGTAATAATCCAGCAGTTGTTACTTCAACTACTACATCTGCTACTGGTAATTCTTCACCTATAGAAGCAGTCATAGCAATTCCAGTTACATCTACAACTGAAACCGGATCTACATTCCCTAAACTTCCTGTTAAAGCAATTCCAGTTACATCAATTAAAGTATTTGCATCTGCAATCACAGACCCTATTGAAGTTTGTAGTAATCCGGCAGTTGCTACAATTGGACCTACTTCACTTGCTGTTGAAGCAGTACCGATGGCTGTTTGCATTGTGTGTTCTGTAACATTGATAGATATGCTTCCATCAACTTGAATATCTACAGATCCAATCGATGTATCTGCTTGAGTTCCTTGTAATGATATTGCAGACACAGTGCCAACACTAGCTGATAAAGAAATACCTGTAACATCTACATTTATTCCAATACCAATTGCTTCGTTACCTGTAACTGCAGTCAATGATTGTCCTGTAAGAGTAACTATTGTTTCTGCTGCTGATGTAGCTGTACCAATTGAAGAAGCTAAAGCTGTTCCACTAATTAATGCGGAATAAGGAACTCCCCATCCCATACTTCCCCATTCAAGTCTTCCCCAACCTGCATTTATTTCTGCATCAATTGTTTCATTACCCACACTTGTAGTAAGTGAAGTTCCAGTTACACTAACAGAATTATCATCTTGATTTCCCCAACCTCTTTCTCCCCATTGAAGCATTCCCCACGTATCTGATAATACTGTATTAGCTTGACCACCCATTCCTGAGTGAACACTGCAATAATAATAAAGTTGAGGTGCCGAATTAGCAACAGCTATTTCAGTATAAGCTCCTGCATTTCCTGGAATACCATTTGTAGTTACACCTGTCGTATATTCAGATCCACCACCATGGGTTCCGTCACTTATTGTTGAAAATCTAAAAGGATGTCCGCCATTACTGCTATCCGCTTGGTCAAACCGATAGGTTGCACCTTCAGCAAGATTTACTGTTTCTTGCTGAAGGCCATTAATAAAATATTTATTACCTGAACCAGTGCTTACTACTGTTACTGTAAAAGTTCTGATTACTGACATAAATATTTAACCTGCTCATTTTATATTGTTACGCAATTCTTAAAATCGCAGCACTTGTAGTAAATGCTGGGAATTGAACTGTAAAAGTTCCAGAAGTTGCTGTTTTATCTGCACCAAAATCTAATACACAAACAGAGTCAGTAGTTCCTGAACCGCCTGATGTAGTTGTGTTGTAAATTAAAGCACCTCTTGCAGTTAAACTAACTGAAGTAAATGATAAGTTACTAAAATCTACAATAGCTGTTGAACTAGCCATTGATGTACTTGGGTTTGGTTTAACTAAAGCTAAACCACCAGCTACATAAGTACCAGTATTTGCTACTTCAGTATTAGCTCCTCCACCTGGATTAGTTGCGTAGTTTGTTGTAGATTTACCTAATGTTGCATTAGAATTATATAATGCTAATTTAAAAGTACTTCCACCTGAAAATTGGAACTTGTGTGCTCCTTCTAATAATTCTTTTTTAAATGAATTACATATTGCGTTTGTTGTTATTGCCATAATAATTTCTCCTTTTTCTTATTAATATTAGCTTCCTGTTTGATTCGGTGAAGGTGATGGGATTACTATTCTTGGTACTCCATCATCGTATTCACCTCTTCTTCTTCTACCCATTTGTTGTAGGGCAAAATTCTGTAGTTCTTCTTTATATTTAGTTTCGTATAACTGTAGCATATCTTGAGGGCCTTTTAAATATCTGAAGCATTCTGCTAAAACTCCATGTAAAAGCATTCCTTCTTGGTATTTAGATAAGTAGGTAGTAGTTGTAGATGTAAAATTAGGTGGTGTTTTTATAAAATTTAATTGTACAACATAAGCCGCTGCGGGTGTTGGAGCAACAATTACGTTAAACTCATCCCAAGCAGCCCAATAAATTGGAGCTCCTGTTGTATTAGTTGGATTATACTCTGATATAAAACTAGTATCTCTTTTTTCTAAAAAAGTTCTTGTGGTTGTTGTAGTTGAACCTACAGTGGTAGTAATTAAAGTTTGTAATGATCTTACGATCATACAATCAGCAGGTAAACTTAAAGCTCTATTACCTGAAGTAAATGTAGATTGATCATATTTTCTTAAGTCATCATAATCAACTGTACCCGCTACATTTAATTCTACAATTCTAATAAATTCTTGAATAATAGAATCTGATAAAACAGTATTATCTACTTCTGTATAATTTCTTACTTGTGTTAAAAAAGTTGAGTGTGCAATAGCCATTATGAAATAACCACCTCTACTACTCCTACTTGAGGAAGTAATTGTCTTCTTCTGTTTTGTAATGAAGGATTTGTTGGTACCATTCCTATTCCAATATTAGAAATATTAGTTGCATAATTATCTCTAGTATCAATAGAGTTTCTAGTATTAAAAGCAAAATTACCAGGTAAAGTTAAATTAGCTACGCCTACCATAGTTCCACCAGAATTAGCTGAAACTCCATCTATTTGTTTAGGTTGTTGAAATCTTTGTGATCTAGGATTTTGTAAAGCAACCGCATCTGCCTTATGATAAGGTGGATCAATCTGAGGAGACTTAGGTTCGTATTCTGTAATATGAACTAATGATCCATTCCATTCTTTAACCATTTCAGTATATGGAAATGCCATACCTGATCTATCAGAAATTGCTAATGATCTTCTACCTCTTGCCCAAGACATTATACTCCATCTCCATAATAAGTTTGTGGTGAAATATAAACTGAAGTTCTAGAACCATCTTCTCTTAATGCTCTAACCATTTCATCTTCATAAATTCTATTTAACATTTCTGTTCTTGCTGGAGCTCTTTTTTGAGATAAGAAATATGCAAGACCTGAAGCCATGCAAGGTAAGAATCTAAAAGGTAAATTAGGATCATCTGTATAGGACCCCGCATCCTCGATTCTATTAATAGAATAATATTTTAATGTTGTATAAGTAGATGCATCTGGAGTTAAATATAAACTAATAGTTGGTGTTATTTGTCTATCTACAAAATATTGTGAAGGCTGACCTGTTTGATATTTATTAGGAATAGCTTGATAAGCTGATCTATCAACTTTAGTTAAAGTTACATCTTGAGTATTTGTATTATTTTGTGCTGTTGGTGTTGTAGAAATATAAGCTTCTAAAACATCTGAAACGTTTGAGGGTACAGAATATGTTGGTGTACCAGCAACTAGTGCAACTTCATTTAATTCTACTTTCC